ACAATTTCGACTCTTTTCTTTCCAAATGTAGTGTCAATATGAAGAATGTCATTCTCACTTAAATCCCGTTTAACCCGAATGAATTGCCCCGTGGTTCGGTTATACACGGTGGGATTCTGAGCTGGCCCTCTAAATTCGATGCTCACGGGCGTTTCTACGTCCCCAGTATTCTCAACGCCGCGCTGAAACGACCGTTTAGAAAATGACACGGGCAGCCGAAGGGAAAACTTATAGCCTCCCATGACATAGCTCATCTGACGGCTTGTTGGATTCACATCTGACCAGTAAGGATTGTGAGCAATGAGGGGGATAGAAATCCGGCGTACTTTAGGCGTTTTTTTATCGTAACCTGAAAGAAAGATAGGAGAACCGTCAGGAACTGGTTGAATAGCCCTTTGTCCTCCAGCAGATGCGTATACTAACTTTCCTTCACCTAATTTTGGATTAAAAATTTGATTTAATGTTCTCTCCAGTTCCAACCGCTGCTTACTGTCTTTCGAGACAATCAATAATTCCATTTTGAGTTCTCGCGGTTCAAGGTAATTATCAATATAGATTTCCCCATCCTGGTTAGCAGACTTTCCGGTCTGAAAGTTCGTGGTTGCGCGTCCCGGGTCAAAATCAATCAGCTTGAATGGGGATTTGTCAATGTTAATGCTCTGACCGCGAGAATTTGTAAAAGTGATCATGTGACAAACCCCCATTCTAAGCCTTGTCTTTGTTGAGCCCGGCGTAGTTTGCGTGCCATGTCCGCAGGTGAAGCGTTGTCCGTATAAATAGTGATGTTAGCGGTATAACCTCCACCAGAAACACCACGTGCCTTCTCTCCCGCTGATAATGGCGTGACTTTAACACTGGAACCACTCTTTTCAATGAGTTCCGGACCAGCTTCCCCGACTATGGCAGACCCAGATCCAAATACATTACCGCCTTTTGCAAGCATGGGAATATGGGGAATGATCGGTGCGTCTACCCCGGGAATTTTGTTTAATAGCTCAGCCGGCAGGTTAAAGCCATCGATAAACTTGTTGATAATCCAAATAATCCCGTTTAGTACGGCCTTGATCCCTGTTTTAATGCCTTCCCACACATCCAGTACAATTCCTTTCATCCCTTCAAAAGCGCTGGTTACTTTTTCTGTAATGGCCTTAACTGGCTCAATAATGACGCTTTTCATGCCGTTCCATACAGCACTTGCTGCCGATTTAATCCCATCCCAAACGCTTTGCAGAACACTTTTGATCCCGTTCCAAACGGAACTGCTGACCGTTTTAATGGTGTTCCAAACGGATGAAATAAAGTCCCCTATGCCTTGGAAGACGGGGGTAGCAATGGATACGATACCGTTCCACAGACCCACCAGAAAACTTTTAATGCCATTCCAGACGGCAGCACTCACGGTTTTGATGGTATTCCACACGGAACCGATAAAATCGCCGATGGCCTGAAAGATAGGAGTTGCAACGGAAACGATGCCGTTCCACAGACCTACTAAAAAGCTCTTAATTGCATTCCATACCGTGCTGCTCACCTCTTTAATGGTGTTCCAAACGGAGCCAATAAAATCGCCTATAGCTTCAAAAACGGGGGTCGCAACATACATAAGAGCGTCCCAGATTGCTTTTAAATACTGGGTAATATATCCCCAAACGGCACTGGTTACCGTAGAAATAACATCCCAAACCCCTTGGATAATCGATCCAATCGTCTCAAAGATAGGGGTCACAAACTCGACGATCCCGTTCCAAATCCCCACCAAGAAATCCTTGATGGCATTCCAGACCGCGCTGGTGGTATCGGAGATAGACTGCCAGGCCGCTAAGCAAGTGTCCACAATGCCGTTCCACAGGCCCACGAAAAAATCTTTGATACTATTCCACACCTCGCTGGTGGTATCCGAGATAGACTGCCAGGCAGCGGAACATGCTGATTTGATGCTTTCCCACGCCTCGGACAGGTACGATACGATGGAATTCCACAAATTAATAAAAAACTCTTTGATGCTATCCCAATTCATGATGATGGCGATCACGCCAGCGATGGCGGCTATGATAAGGCCAACAGGGCCCAAAAGCCCTAAAAATGAGCGACTCAGTAGGGCAAGACCTGCTTTCATGACTCCCATCACCTTTGTAGCGGTGCCCAATATGAGGAGTAACGGACCAATAGCGGCGGCAACTGCTGCAATGATGCTGATTGTTTTTTGCATTTCTGGAGAAAGCCCTTGAAACCATTTCAACACTTCGGTGACTTTTTTGACAATGGCTTCTAGAGCAGGCTTCAACTTATCATAGATGATCAAAGCCACACTCTCAAAAGTAGAGGCCATCTCCTTGACTGAACCTTGTAGGTTTTGAGTCATCGTATCGGACATCTGTTTGGCTGTTCCATCAGATTGCTCCAGGTTCGTTGTCATGGTTTGAAGTTGGTCAGAGCCTCTACCAAGCAAGATAGCCCAGTGTTTGTAAGCTTCTGCGCCAAATAGCGTGGAAAGCGTCGCTGATTTTTGCTGATCGGTCATCCCCTGGGTACCCTTTTCGATTTCTGCAATGAGATCCGGCATGCTTTTCATCTTCCCTTGCGCATCAAAAAACGAAATCCCTGTAGCCTTCATGACTTTTTCCATTTCAGCGGTCGGCTTCGCCAGTCGTGTTAAGGAGGAGGCAAAAGCCTGCCCGGCAATAGACCCTTTGAGTCCTGCGTCTGCCAAAAACATCATCGCTGCCGAAGACTCCTCTAACGACCAGCCGAATTGGTTAGCGACAGGCGCAAGGTATTTCATCCCTTCCCCGAGCATTTCTACTGTTGTATTGGAATTTGACGAGGCATACGCAAACACGTCTGCCGCGTGCGTGGCCCGATCCGCGGACATGCCAAAGGCTTGCATGGTATCTGAGGTGATATCTGCTGCTGTTCCTAACTCCAATGCACCAGCAGCCGCTAAATCTAACATCCCGGGCATGGCCGATATGATATCTTGTGCATTCCAACCGGCTAATCCTAAGTATTTCATGCCTTCTGCGGCTTCTGAGGCACTAAAAACAGTCGTAGCCCCTAATTCCTTTGCCGTTTCTTGCAGATCATCAAAGTCTTTTCCCGTCGCTCCTGTGATGGCTTTTACGGTGGACATGGCCGCCTCAAAATCCATGCCCATTTTGATCGAGGCGGTCGCAAGACCTACGACCGGAACCGTTAAACCGGCAGTTAGTGCCTTTCCAACACCCGTAAACTTTTTTCCTATCGTCTCCGTATCTTTGGTCAGCTTTTTCATTTCCTTATCAAAGCTTCGGATGTCCGCCCCGATTTTCACAATTAACGCCATTTCATTTCTTCACCCCACTTTCTGGGCATAAAAAATAGGCGTACATAACTCCTGCACGCCTACCCGAATAATGCTTTTCGCTCTTCTATTTTTTCTTCTATGCTCATGTTTCGTTTATCCTCAAACAGTGGAATTTCACTTGTTCCTTTTTTCCTCTTTACATTCACTTCCGCATTCACAATGACGTTTCTTAACAATTGAGCATCTTCCTTCATCTTTTCGAAATGTCTGTCTAGTAAAAGATGGAGATCCCAGGGTGTTAACTCAAGAAAATCACTCATGGACAGACGCAGATCAATCAAAGCAGCCTGCATACACTGCTCTAAATATTCATCGATCGTTATTTCTTTTTCTTTTTTTTTGCTATCTGTTCTTCTGCCTGGCGAGACTTAATTTGAACGGAATCTTGAAGGATCTCCATGAAATCTTCCATGTAGATTTCCGATAAAATATCATCCAAAATGTCCATCGCTTGTTCAAAGGTATATTCTTGCCCTTTTACCCCATTTAGCCCAAACCAGAAGATTTTCGCGAGCTTCCCAGGGTCTTTTTTAATTTCCGCAGACCCTTTTTCGGTCATCATATCGATACCATCATCACGCATTTTTAACAAGGTGGAATAGGTGATCCGGATTTTGTATACCGCGTCTTCCAAATGAAATTCGGTTACTTTTTTCATTCTTTCGTTTCTCCTTTTCCGGGAATGGTTTCGATCATTTGCAAGGCTCCACTGCCTTGGAAGCTTAACGAGTAGGTCACTAAATCGTCATACGGCATTTCAAGTGACGCATCGGTAATGGTCGCCTCTCCGGCATACCTGCGCCCACTCGGGAGTTCAATGTAGATTTTTACGTTTTCACTATTTAACCAAGCATCTTCAAGCTCTTTATACGCTTGGTCACTTTCGACAAACACGCCGTCCGCATCAATCGACCATTCTTTGAACCCTTGTAGGGATTCTTTCCAGTAGCCTTCCGTGTCCTTACTCGTCGCATCTATCGTCTCAGCGCTTCGGCTGATGGTTGCACTTCGTTGGCCAGCAAGAATTTTTCCTTTCTCCTTGGCGCTTCCAACGAATAATTTGCACTTCATGCCTGCTAATTTAGTCGCCATGCTATTCACTCCAATCCAGTTTTATTTTGTATTCGATGGTCGCCTGATACAGGGATTCCGCGATCTCCTGAACCTCCCGGCTCACCACGGATTGATCCATCAAAAAAGCACCTTCAACCTCTAATTCTGGGGTTAAAGATGCTTCTATTTGTTTCAGGATATGGATGGACTCTTTCTTTCCCTTTGCTTCAGAGAATACGTCAAGGGTAAGCGTAACAATCTCACCTGTGCTTGTTTTGGTTTCGAAAGGTTCCGAATACACACGAGAAAACGTCACATAGGGCAGCAACGTTTTTTCTGGCACATAGTCATATACCCCTTTAATCATCGGCATAAGAGCCGTATCCGACGTTAAACGCCTGTATACAGCCTCCTGTACTTCATATAGTTTCGTCACGGCTAAATATCCTCTCCAATTCCTTGTTATACCTGCCTTCGGCATGCTTTTCCGCTATAGACATAAACGGTTTTTTCGGCATTTTCCCCCGATTTGCGCCCTTTTTATTTTTCCGCTGCCGTGTGCCATATTCGACCAGGTGCCGATGTGCGCCTTTCGGTTTTCTTGGCACAATGGCGGCAGATAAGCCACCTTCCATATATTTCGGGCGAATGCTTCTTTTCAAATCGCCGGGTTTGCCTTTGGATTTCTTTCTGCCGGCAGGAGATGAGGGGGCTAAACTTTTTCCCTCTTTTTGGATGCTGGTTGCAGTTTTCTTGACCAGCACGATGGCAGCCTGCTTTCTTTCCATTTCAAATAGTCCGATCTTCCGTACCGTCTCTGGTACCCCTAACACTTGGATGTTCGCCATTAGATTTTCTCCACACAATGAAGGATCAACGTGCGATTCGCTTCATCCACATTGATGATGTGCTGGATATCAAAGAGCCGCCCACTGTAGCTGACGACATGTGAGCGGTCGATATCCTTTCTATAGCGGATCATGATAGAGTGTGTGACTTCTGCTTGGGTTTGCTGAGACTGCCAGTATTCGCGTCCTCGCAACGGCCTAATGTTAGCCCAGATCGTGGCTACATCCGCTAGACCATCGTCATATCCTCCAGCACCATCCGGATTAGGTGAAGGCTTCTTGATTGTGATCCTCTTATTTAGCTTTCCCGGGTTCATGTTGCAGACACTTCCCTCAATTGCAAAATCATCGTTTGCAGCGATTGTTTGAGTTTATGCAGCGTCCTATCATCCATTTCATAATGGATGGCGACCCATACCATCACGGCAAGCTTGTACAAAGCATGATTGGATTCTGTGACTCCAGCATTGGCAAGATATTCTTTGGCGGATTCCAGAAGAATGGCGAGTGTCTGATCTCCCGCATCGTCATCCACCCGCAGGTATTCCTTGACTTCTTCCAAAGAAATGTTAGCCATTCACATCATCCGCCTTACTTCGCTTAGACTTGGGTGTTCCAGCAGGTTTAGCTTCTTCTGATTCCTTCTTCGGTTGTTCGGGTTGTTCGGGTTGTTCAGGCTTTTCGGGTTTCTCTGGTTGCTCCGGTTCCCCCGGAGACGGATTAGGGAGTTTGTACTTTGGCAATCCGGAATGCAGATTTCAATTTGATTTGGTGATCAAACCAAGCTGTGACCACAAACTGTTCAATGCCTGTTTTTACGTCTTTTTCTCGATCATATAGCGCATTTAAGTCATAGTTAAAATGCGAATAGGCAAAATCGCCAATGACCGGACTCTCCGCAGAGTCGCAAAATACAACCGGCTTGCCTAATACTTGTTCCGGCTGTGCCGTATACAGCGTTGCACTGCCATTGGCTAAGATTTTGATAATGTTCTTGTAATCTTGGTAACGCATGACGATTGTAGCATTTTCCCTGTAATCCTCATGAAGATCCGCAATCGCATCGGTAATCGCATCAAACATATTTTCTGCCACAATTTCTTTAATTCCTGATTTATAAAAAGACATATGCTCTTCCCCTGTTTTGGGCTTGGTTGCAAACGCGACTTTCTTTTCTTTGGCTGCTACGCCAGACTGCAAAGCCGTTTCGACATAAGATACTAAATTTGCATCGGAACCATTGATGACCGTCTCGGACACGCCCGCAAGCACCTTGAATTTATTTCGTCCGAAGGTAACGGTATC